CTATTCTTTTGAACACTTCACTTCAAACTGGTATTCGTCTTGGGTAACCTTAATTTTAATATTTTTATATTTTCGTTTGTTTGGATCCATTGCCGACCCTGCTACTTCCTCAAAAAAGCTACGATCATTCATTAGCTCGCCATACGCTTTATAACCCAACAAAATCTTTTCAGGTTTTTTGCCGTTAACTACTAATTCACTAAGAGTATCATCTAATTTCTTGACAGTTAGAATTGCCATTTCAGTTAAAGCTCAAAACAAAAATTCATTATTGCTTATTTTCATGAACAAACTATGTCAAAAAAAGCCCATCGTTTGATGAGCTTTTAAAGCTTGGTCTCGGATAAACCGTAATACGACCAGTATAGTGAAACTATAGCTTAGTCTTCGCAAAAACGAAATACCTATGCCTTTAATTCTTTGTAAGTATTTTTCTTATACAACTCTATTGATTTTGATGCTTCATTAATTGCTGACTCGATCGCCATGACCATTAGCTTTTCGTATTGCTTCCATGTCATCCGATAATTATCAACATTCATTTGCATGGTATTAATCCCCGCATAGTACAAACGTCCTTGAGCAGTGAAGTTATTCTCAAGCTGGGGATCTAAAGAGAAATCTATAACCATGCGTGCAATTAAGTAAGCCAAGTGATTCATAGTAATTTGCTCAGGCTCTCGCTTCTTATCAGCCACGGCGTTTTGAAGCATGATATTTACTAGGTGCATACGCACATATTCATAATCACTTTCACACTTACCATCAAAGACAATTAATGAAGTAACCGACTTCGCCAACTGCGTATCCATTGTAGCAATGGCACCTAAACGATCTTCGTAGTTCAAAGGCTTCTCTCCAGTGCCATGAGCTTGTGGCTCAAAGTTTGGTGACTTCGCAGTAATGCCATGAGTCAACCATTCAAATTGTTCAAATTTATCTGCCGTAACTGCCGTCATCCCAAATCCCCCACCATCTTCTCTATTTGCTCAATCGCTTTGCCGCTTTTCACTTGCTCGGTGCTAAACCGTATTACCTGATAACCCATCATTGTTGCTGCGTTATATTTCTCTAAGTCTCCTAAATACCCTTTACCCCTTGTATGCCTGCCATTACTCCAGATCCCACCTTCAACTTCGACCAATATCTTTTTGCCTTTCAAATGGAAATCAGCTCTCCATTTACGTGTCGGGTGAAACTTAAACTCCTGCTCAAACTCAATCTTTAAAGCTCTCAGAGCATTCGCCAATATCACCTCACCCTCACTCTGTACCTTTTCACCTTTAACCTTTGGTCGCTTAGATCCTCTTTTGGGTTTCTTCGCACCGATCATCTTTTTGTATTCAGCAATGGAGTAGCTGCTTGTCACCCCTTTACCTCAAATAACTGTTTAGCCTTTTCTGTAGCCTTAAGGCTCATAGGGCTCTTGCTGTTTGTCTCCAAATACCCTTCTGCTAAAAGCTGATTTACAAAAACATTGGCATTACGTGGTGATATTTCCATCCATTCGGTAACTTCTTTCAAACTGGTTCGTCCAGACTTCTGAATGATTTTCTTTAAAACCAGCACCATGCGTTCGCCCTGTTTCACGGCTTGTTTTGTGCTGAAGTTCTGCTGCTTCACACTTCACCCCCAACACGTTCATCCGCCCAATTACACTCAACCACATCCAACCCATCATGCTGAAAACGAGACCAGAGACGATCTCCAAGGTCTTGTTCCAGTTCATGTGCTGTCATGTTTGAAATCAACATGGTTGGTTTGCCAGCGTCATATCGTGAGTAGAGAACTTTGTGCACCAGCTGGAGACGGTTTTCATGACGGTCATGCAATCCATATTCATCAAGAATTAATAAATCGTATTCAGTGAAGCGATGAACAGCGTTTACCTCACTGTCATCAGCTTTGGTCCATGCATTCGCAATTTCATTCGCCATGTCTTCAGAAGTCACATAGCGGGCATACTTTTGGGTCTCAAGAATGTTTCGAGCCACGGCGCAAGCTAAGTGTGTTTTCCCAGTACCGGTGCGACCAATCATGATCAAATTGCGCTTGATCCCCTTCGTGAAATCTTTCACAAACGTGACGCATTGAGTTTTTGCATTTTGCTGACCGCTATTCGCGACCAAGTATTCTCTGAACCCACTGTTCGCATGACGGGTTGGAAGTTTTGCGCCTTGAAAGTGTTTTTCACGAACCATCGCATTCACGGCGTTGTGATGTTCTGCTTGAGCTTTGTTAAGCGCTTCTGTTGAGCATTGCTTGCAGAACGATTTACCACGGAAAGAAACCATTTGTGCCTGGTGCAACTGGCAAAATTCTGTTGATTGCTGAATATCAAAACTAAGCGGTGCGATTGCGTTCATAGGAGCCCTCTTGTATCCACATCACCTGTTGCTGGTTCATAGTTCTGAACTTCACCCCAAGGATCGTTCACATTGCGGTTGTTTGGTTTTTCAGAAGATTGTTTGCGTGTTGGTTTTCTTCCTTCGCGTTCTGCCTTGGTCACTTGTTTCTCAAACTCCTGCACCAACCAAGCTGCGAACTTTCTCGTTTTTTGGTTTTCGGTGAGATGGATTTTGTTTTCCCAGTGCGCATTGAAACTACCCAAGTGAAACTGGAAATCAGGCATGGTTAAAATTTCATTTACGCGATGGCTGAATTTCGTTTGAAGCAAAATTGTGCTTAGGAAATTTTGATCAGGTTTCCATGAATCATCCTGAGCTGAATTTTCAGGCAATTCCTGTTGTGTGTTTATATCTGTAGTAATCTCTGTAGTAATCTCTGTATTTGTCCCCTTTTTGAAATGGGGAGGGTCTGCCTTTTCAAATGGGGAGCCTCCCCCTTTTGAAAGTGGGAGGGTGGTCATTTCAAAAAGCACAGGTGTAATGAGCTCAATAAACAAAACATTGTTGTATTTCTGATTGTTAGCTTCAATTGTTCGGAAGTGACGTTTTAGCACCCCATATTTCTCGAGACGATCAAATGCCTCTTTGACTTGCTGTTTTGAGAAGCCATATTGATCAGAAAAACTCTGGTAAGAACGCTGCAAAAGATCAGATTTAAACTTCTTTTTAACGCGCACAACTTGGCCAGAATATTCATCACGCACCACTGTAGGTCGATGCCAATAAACGATTTCTGAAAGCACAACGATAGCGTTTAAATCGGGTTTTCCACTCTCTAAAACGAAGGTACTAAACCAACTGGTTGGTAAGATGTTACCCTCAAGGTGAACACTACCAACCTGATCCACGACATCATGGCCAGTGCTGAATAAACTCATTTAGCACACTCCAATTTGACTAAGCCACGTTTTTCCAACTGACGAATAATTCGAGGTTCGACAAATTGATTGTTGATCTTGTACCTGGTGCGTGACTTTTCTTTCACCTGGATAAGTTGGGTACCTTCTTGCATTTGGCGACGTATCGCTATGGCTTGCCCCCCCATTTGGGTTGTATGCTCAAGAATGAAATAAGCTTCCTGCGCCTCAATAGCTTGGTTCATGACTGATAAAGGCATTGCGGCAAGTTCTTTAGGTGTGTATATCTTCACTGGATCAAGCAAAGGGATCATCACCTCGATAGGTGCAGGAGCTTGAACATCTTTCTGCCCACGTTTAGCTGAATATCTCACTGAGCACCCCCTTTTTCGATATTTTTAATAAAGCGGCCAAACATAAAAATATGACCTGCTCGATGTAGGCTTGAAATAATTTCACCTGCATACCAAACTGAAACATGATGTTCATTGATCAGCGTTTCCATAAACTCGTCACGGGTGACGGCAGCATTCTTTTCATCTCCCTTGATCTTGCGAAGATTTGCCATGCGGATCTCCAGCAATCCATCTAATGTACGAAGCGCTGGCTCGTACCATGATTGAAGCTGCATCATCTGCTTATGCTCAGGCTTCTTTTGAACGGCCTTATTGGTAATCATGGAACCTCCGCTAAGGCTTGTTCGGCCTTGGTGAGACGGCGTTTGGCATTGAGCTCAATAGTTGAAGCACTACGAACAAACTTTTTGTTTAGGGTTAAGATGCCAATACCGATATATACATCCACGGTGTTTTCATAGACTTCCACGACGTTATATATTTCATCGAAGTTGCCTATGACTTCATTAAGTACAACAGCATCGCCGATTAAGAAGTCCGCATTGTCTTCAATGACTTGTTGTGTTAAATTTGTGTTATTCATTAAGATTTACCCTCTGAATTGAATATTTGAAAAGCCTGATCCCCAAGATCAGGCTTTTTCTTTTTGTGCATTTGCTGTGTACTTCTGCATTTGCTTAAGTGCTGCCTGATCCACGGCGGTAATCAACTCGATCAAGCCCTGGGTAATCTGGTGGATCTCTTCGTATTCCGCTGGTGTAATCACCCCATCCTCGTAAGCCTCATACACAACGCGGTTTGCTTTTCCGCTCTTAATGTTGTGCTGCATCATTGCTTCAAAGATCGATAGCTCATGATGTTTGCTTGAGTCACAATCCACTGGCACAAGTGCATAGCCCATCTGATGCGCCCACACCTTTAAAATTTCAGGGTTCTGCGTATACATCATGATGGTTTCAAGCTTCTTTAAGCTCGGTAAATGGTTTGGCATCCCTACGTTGCCGTAGTTGCAAATCGTGTTATGCGAATCACCAGTGACCTGAGCAATTTCCTTTGGTGAAATTCCCTTTGTCTGGTTAATCATTTTAAAAATTGCCGTTTGAGCTTCACGGCTTAGTGTTATTTCTTGCATTTGTGAAATCCTTTATTTGTTTCACGTTTCTTTGAAGGTTTGACAAAGTGATAATTGGTTATATTGCCAATTGCTTGAAATCATTAAGAGATGGACATAACTCAACCGCTTTGAATTTTCCATCTGTCGCCGCCTGGGCTCTCATCGCAACGATCTCAGACATTCTTTTTGAGCCTCGCACCCAGCCAGACACTGCTGGTTGTTTGACCCCAAGGGCTTTTGCTGTATTTTCCTGCCCACCAAAATGGGTTACGAGCAACTGGAAAATATTATTTGTGTTGTTACTCATAGTTATATCCTCACTAGATATAACCAATATTATAACTATAGTTATTTTTAGTCAATAACTATAACTATTTGAACTCATATAACCAAGGTTATATATTTGTTATTAAGATTTTGAGGTTCTGAAAGATGGAATTAAAAGACAGGCTTAAGCAGTCAAGAAAGCGTGCGGGGAAAACCCAAGCAGAAGTAGCGGAAGCTGTGAAAATGTCTCAGCCTGCATATCAGGCCTTAGAATCTGGTCGAAATCTGAAATCATCTTTCCTTCCACTGATTGCTAATTTTTTAAATGTTGACCCTCTATGGTTAACAACTGGTAGTGAATCAACTCCAGAAAAAAGCAATGCCGATATATCTGCGATGGAGGTTAGTATCTATCAATCTGGCGATCCCGTTCCAGATGGATACGTAGCTATTGATTATTATGATGATGTATTTGTGAGTGCTGGCAATGGCTACTTAAATTTAGAAAAGCCAAGCAACAATAAGATGCTTTTCCCTGTTGATCTAATTAAAGAATGTAATGTTCAACCATCCGCAACCAAGGTAATCCATGTCCGCGGAGAGAGTATGTTTCCTAAATTAAAAGATGGACAGGCCATATCAATTGATATGTCTGCTAGAACCATTTACGACGGGGAAATTTATGCTTTTCAGGTTGGGGATGATACAAAAATTAAATACTTGTTTAATTGGAGTGATGAAGGTAAGGGTGGCTTTAAGGCTGTCTCAGCAAACCCTGATAAAAATCAATTTCCTGACGAATACTACTCCCCTAGCAAAATAGAATCAGAAGGTATAACTATATTAGGGCAGTACTGGTGGAAACAGGTTGTAAAGCGAGTTAGACGCTAGGGCTAGGCTAGTGTAAGACCGCTTTCCCAGGCAATGATAATTCTAAAAGAGGAAAGCATAATGATAGCAACACTTAATAAATCCAAAACTGCGCTAACAATTAATCGTCAAGAATTCAAATTGGCATTAGAAAAAATTGGTGCAGGAATTGATAAACAAATAGCCTCGCTTAAAAAAGCTAAACAAAGCTATGAGGCTGCTGAAATAGCACGTGAGGTCATTAGTGAAGCAAATATCTTTGAAGCTATTATTGAGGGCTTTAACGAAGCAGAAGAGACTAATCTAAAGTTGGCGGACATAACCAATCTTGAAGTGGCACAAGGATGGATAGATGAGTTTTTAGAAAAGTATTCTGCCCTCTAAACCCCCTATCATTTTTTGTTGGCTGGATGAATAAAAAAGCCGCTATATGCGGCTTAGTCTAAATTGTGCTGGCATATTTAAATTTACTCAATATAACCACCAATCCTTATAGAACTTTTAAAATGAATTTGGAATTAAACGTATGTCAAACTCTATCGCTATATTACGTCTTTTTTTTAAACTAAAAGTTTATCAAACATCGGGAATGGACTTCCAAGTCTTTTTCTCAACAATCATGAGTAACTTGGATCCTGATTTTGTGGGAATTAAACCTCATGGGAATTGGGGAGATGGAGGAAATGATGGGTGTAATCCAAGAACTAAGCATTATTATCAAATTTACGCTCCTTTAGCCTCAACAACTACAAACCCTATAGCTGAGTTCAACAAAGCAGTTACCGACTATGGAAAGTTAATTCAAAAATGGGGTGAAGTTAAGGGTTATAGTTTTGTTATCAATGATAAATTTACCCAGATACCAGCCCCACTACAAAGTAATTTTCAAAATTTCATTGAAGAGCAGATTATACCCGACGGGAGGATTATTTGTTCTTTCCAACTACAAAAATTATTCATGAAATTAGAGGAGGATATGAAGTTAGATGTTTTAGGAATGTATTGCGTTGATGAAAGCTTGAGTTCTGACTTTGAACCCACCCTTGTAGGGGAATTGATTGATTATCTAATTGAGAATGCTGACAACTCTTTTAATTTTCTAACAGGTGAGGCGCCAAATTTTGATGAAAAAATCACTTTCAACAACTTATCAGATCTTTTGGCAGCCCGATTAATCTCTAACTACGCAGAAGTATATAAAATAAATGATTTTTTAGATGTACAGGGTGATGATTTATCTCAAAGTTTATCTTTAAGCATAAATAAAATTTACAAAGAAATAAGCTCTTCAATCCCCTTAGAGGACGAAGAAAGAAGCTCCTTGATCTACCTCGCTTTGAGAGAAGCATTAATTCCAAAATTTGCAAAGAAAGATAAACTTTCAAAAAGAAGCTATACTTCTATAGCTGAAATTATTATTGCTAAATTTTTTTCAACATGTGATGTCTATGAAGATCCAAACAGCCTTAATGCCACATAAGCATGTCAGATTTTCTGGTTCCTTAATTGGAATCGCGGGTTACGTTCGTCAGTTTTTGGATGTTCCGATTTCTATTGATGGTTTGTGGGCTAGAATTGAAGCAGAAAAAAATCCTTTATTTAAAATAGACTTCACTCAATTGATTTTTTCTTTAGATATTCTGATGTTTATTCAAGAGATTTACCTGAATGAGCATGGCATGCTATGCACCAAACACTTGGTAAAACAATGAAACTAATAAAGCTATCTTGTAATCAACCCGAGTTTCGAACGATTAATTTTAATCCAGAAGGCTTAACAATTATTTTGGGAACCAAGGGTGACGATAAAGAGTCTTCGGTTAATGGAGTGGGTAAAACTCAATCCCTACGTTTAATCAATTTTTGCTTAGGGGCAAAGAGCACGAATTCTTTAGCAAAAACTCTTGCACATGCAGTACCTACTTGGATCTTCAAATTAGAAATCGAAGTCAATAAGGTTGCCCATGTTATAGAGCGATCAGGTAACTCAAAATTAATACGACTCAACAACCAAGATATAAAGCTTACAAAGCTTCAAGAATGGCTTGATTTATCAGGTATTTTTCCAAAAACGAATGAGTATAAATATTTATCATTTAGGTCTCTTTTTAAGAGATTTACACGAACTGAAAAATCTGACTGCTTGAATCCTTTGTTTATAGAAAAAGAAAGTGATTACTCATCATTGATTAACAATGCTTATTTGTTAGGCTTAGATTTAAATTTAATTAATGAAAAATTTAATTTAAAAGAAAAGGTTAAGGCAAATACAGCTACTCAAAAGCTCTTAAAACAAGATTCTTATCTTAGTGAAGTTGTAAAAACCGGGGCAAATCCAACAGCTAGAAAGGAATTTCTAGAAAAAACAATACCTAATCTTGAAAAAAATTTACAAAACTACTCTATTGCTGAGGATTACCATCAAATTGAGAAAGATATTGAATCCCTTACTGAGCAATCACGAGGTATTCAAAGAAATATTTCCGCTTTAAATTTCAAAATTATTAGCATCAATAAAAGCATTGAACAAACACCAGATATTAGCAATCAAGATTTATTAGATCTATATACAGGGCTTCAACACTTATTTAAACCTGAAGCCCTTGCCCATTTTTCAACTGTACAAAAGTTTCATGATGATTTAACCATCAATAGAAAGACCAAACTTGAAAAGGAAAAACTGGGGATTATTGCCGAAATAGAAGAGCTAAAGAATACACATAATGTTATTTCCCATAAGAGGGATAAAAAGCTAGCCTTCCTAAAGGATAAGCACGCCCTTGATGAGTATATAGCGATTGCGAAAGAATTGTCTTCACTTCAGGAGGAGCTGGAGCATCTAAAAAAATACTTATCGATTAATGATGATATAAAACAGCAGAACTTATCAATTAAAGGACAAATTATTAAGTCGATTTCGCTCGCTTTAGAGTATCTGAAGTCAGATCCATTAGGGATCCTTAGCTTGAAATTCCAAGAAATAACTTCAAAGCTTTACCCTAAATATAGTTCTGGCGTTTATATCACTTTAAATGATAGTGAAAATAATATGCTTATGTATGATCTAGCTGTAGAGCTTCAAACTGATAGTTCTGATGGTGTAGCCAACGCAAAGATCATCTCATACGATTGGTTAATTTTCATGCATGGATTTCATAATATGAACTTACTTTGGCATGATAATCGTTTTTTTGCAGATATAGATTCGGGAGAATTAGCTAAATGGTTTGAATACACTGCTAGCGAACTTATAAATACTAAAAAGCAATATGTTACAACTATAAATATCAATAACTACGAAGATATGAAGCGCTATTTAAGTGATGAACAAAAGATAGAGTTTGATAACAAGGTGGTAATCAAGCTTTTAAGTGACGAATCTAAGAATAAACTTTTAGGAATAGATTTTGACAAGCAAAGAAAATTAAGCAGCTAAGATTAAAAACTCCAAACAACCCACCCCAGCGGTGGGTTTTCTTTTGTCTATTAAAACATAAAAATTCTTACAACTATAATTTTATATAACTTTAGATATATTTTACTTGCTTTTCTATTGACTATAAAAATAACTATAGTTATATTTATCTCACAGACATTAAAAAAGCACTCAAGACTTCGAACCCTTTGAGTGCTTTTACAGAAACTGCGAGATCAATTATGAACAAAACCTTATCCCCTTTCAATACCATCAAGATATCTCTTGGTGTAGCTGCTGTAACAATAGGCGTGCTTAGCTGTGGGTTTAAAACTGCACCACAGGCTGCTCAACCAATAGTTGCCAATGTAGCACCTTCTGAATATCAGCTTCTTGCATTACGTATGACTGGTGATAACCACGGCGAAGCGGTTATTCGCTTAGATGGTTTCCGCGTTACTGCACGTTTTGAAGTTGAAGCATTTGAAGACAGCTACGGCGTACCAGGTAGTGAATTCACCGCTGTAGACGTAACCAGCCTTGATGAAGTGACCGTTTCAGATGCCCTAGGCAATCCATACAACGACTTCACAAACCACATCGATCATCAGAACTTCAATGCCCTCATCAAAGGCTATATCGAAAAACATCGTTTAGTGGAGGCAGGCTAATGACTACTTCTACTCAAAAGTTTTCCGAGTTCATCAGCCAAGATGACGAAGGCAACATTCGTATGCGTCTAGGCCATTCAACCTACTTTGAAAAAGGTCGCCATATTTATGTAGTGAATAAGGATGGTACCGAACAGTTAATCACTCTTGAGGTCCATGTTTCCAAGCCTTGGATCCGTGAAAACTTTGAACGTGAACGCACATTCCAACGTAAGAAGAACTTAGCAATCGCCCTACAACGTACACATATTCCACTTCGTGAACGGCGTGAGTACAAGCGTCGCGCAGGTTGGGTTGGTGCTCGATAGCAACCAATCCTCCCCTTTAAATAATGAATAGTGAGTAATGAATAATGAGTATTGCAACTTTAATCCTTGGTCAGTCTGGTACTGGTAAATCTACAAGCTTAAGAAACTTGGACCCGCGAAATGTGCTGTTAATTCAAGTAATCAAAAAGCCGTTACCGTTTCGTTCACCTAATTGGAAATACATCACACCCGAAAATAAACAGGGTTCGATTTTGGTCTCTGATAACCCTCAATTCATCATTAATGTAATTAATGGATCTAAGCGCCCAATCATTATTATTGATGACTTTCAGTATGTTATGGCGAATGAGTTCATGCGTCGCAGTTCTGAAAAGAGCTTTGATAAGTTCACCGAGATCGGCCGCAATGCATGGGATGTGTTCAACGCAGCAATTAATGCCCATGACCATAAGCGCGTATACCTTTTAAGTCATACCGAAGAAGACGCTCAAGGTAAAACCAAGATCAAAACTATTGGGAAGATGCTAGACGAGAAAATCACTCTTGAGGGCATGGTAACCACTTGCCTTCAGACTGCGGTGATTAATGGTCAATACGTATTCCAGACTAAAAACAATGGCAATTCGACTGTTAAGTCCCCTGATGGCTTGTTTGAAACTGACCATATTGAAAACGATTTAAACCATGTGGATGTGGCGATTTGCGAATTCTATGGCATCCCGAACCCTCAAATTCAAACACAAGACCAATCTGCTTAATAACCTAAATTTAAACTTGGAGTAATTTTCATGAATCAGCAATACAAACAATTTGGCTTTAACCCTGACTCAGCAAAGCAAGCAGACAGCAGTCTACGTATTGAAGAAGCTGGTAAATATGTTGGTGTGATTAAGCATATGGAATTTATCACAGCGAAATCAGGTACAACTGGTTTTGAAATTGAATTTGAAACAGACAATAAAGAATCTGCTTCATTTTCTATTTGGACCGAGAAAAAAGACGGTACTCCATTGGGTGGAGTTCACAAAATTAATGCACTGCTTGCTTGTGTTGGTGCTCGTGGTCTAACACCAACAAATGCACCTTTAGAGAAATATGACTTTGACGCTAAAGAGCGTATTACTAAAAATTGTGTAGTAGCCCCTGAAGTGGCTAACCAGCGTATTGGTTTTCTTCTGCAGCGAGAAAATTACCAAAATGACAACGGTGAATGGAAACACCAGATGAATTTCTTCTCTTGTTTTCACGCTCAAAGTGAGCTGATGGCCAAGGAAATTATTGAACGTAAAACTACACCTGAGGCACTACCAAAATCACTTGCTTCGCTTATGTCTAACCCTATTACGACACGTAAGCCTAAAAACAACAATGGTGGTGGCTACCAACAAAATAATGGTGGTGGTTATGGTGGAAGTAACCAGGGTTTTAACCAGAACAATGGTTACAACCAAGGCGGGTTTGATGGTTATTACGATGATGTGCCACCAGTGTTAGGTGCCAACCAGCAAGATGATTTTCCGTACTGAGGTTAATTGGCTATGAATGCATTGATTTTAGACACTGAAACTCACGACCTGAATGGTTACCCGATTGAGATTGCTTACGCACCTTGCTCTTTTGAGCAAGGGGTGTTGGTAATCAACCAAGGGGACGTTTTTGATGAGTACTTCTCATGCCCTGAGCCTATCGCTCTGGGTGCTTTAGCAACGCACCACATTCTTGAAGCTGATATTGCTGAAAAGCCAAGCTTTGACACATTCAAGATGCCTCAAGATGTCCAATACCTAATTGGACACAATATTGATTATGACATTAAAGCTATTCAGAAATGCCAGCCAGACTTCACTGTCAAAGGTATTTGCACGTTGGCTTTATGTCGCATGGTATGGCCTGAATTGCCACACACATTAAGCGCAATGTACTACCACGTTATGGATGATTTGGAGCTTGCACGAAAACACCTTCGACATGCCCACAATGCTAAAGCTGACATCTATTTCACTGGTGTAATTCTAAAAACATTAGTAGAGCAGCTGGGCATTAAAGACATGAACTCTCTGTACATCATGTCAGAAACTGCCCGTATACCGAAGTACATAACTTTTGGAAAGCATAAAGGTGCTGCCATTAAAGACCTTGATCCAAGTTATGTGACTTGGTTGCTACGTCAAGATGATTTAGATCCTTACCTGCGTAAAGCAATTGAGGTGGCGTGATGGAAATTCGCAATACTTAAAACGCGATAAATAAATATTTCGAGCAATTATTTGCGCAATTTAAACAATAAATCAGGTTTTTGCGCAGATGTTTGCTCAGGAGAGTGTGATGGATATTAAAAAATTAAAAGCTGAATTTGAGAAGCTTAAATATGTTGAGGAGAAGCTCGAGTATCTTAGCTTTGACGAGCACTTAGGTTGTTATGTTGAGAAGAATAACGGCATGCCTGTTGGATTGGCGGCATGGGTAAATGGCGCGCTTTATGGGTTTAATCAAGCCAAAGCAGTGCCTGAAGGGTTTGTAGTTGTGGCTAAAGAATTACCTGAGAAAATTGCTGAAAAAATGGCTATTGATCGCATTGATAAGCCAATACATGAAAATAATCCTGTTTGGAGCGAAATTGCAGAAGAATCATATAAGAATCAGGTCAAATTAAAAAAGTGGGGATTTTGGCGTGATTACAAAGCTATGATCGAAGCACAGGAGCCAACCAATGACTAACCTCCAACACATCGCCCAAGACCTTGCCGAAGAATTCGCACCACTCGTTATAGGTCAATCAGGCACAACCAAAACATTCACGGCGGAGCAAGCCTCTGCCCTTTATCACATCCTTGTAAGTTTTGGATATAAGGATGAATGCAAGGGCTTGGATACCAAATTACCGTTTGAGTTAATTGATATTAAGAAGGAGGTATTATGAATAAGTTTGAAGGAATGACTATTAAAGAGGCGCTTTGTTCACGCCCAGTACTAAAAACCCCCGACTTAGAGGAAATTTTTGGTAGGTCGTCACGAACTCTAAACCGTTGGCAGAATGGTGAGCTTTATGAAAACCCAATGCCTAAACCCTTTTCTGAATGCAGAGGCGCAGGAAATAACTATGACTCTGGCAAACTTTTGGGTTGGTATGAGTCATGGCCACTACAAAAAAAAGCGCTAGTTATCTAGCGCTTCATTCTTCCAAATTGATTCCAGTCTCTCCATCCACTTCTCGTAGGCTTCTTTCTGCTCAGATAGATAATCATGCTTATCGTATGTACCCCATATCTTTGGAAGCGCATGCCCCAACATGATTTCACATACGTGAGGCTGTGCAATTGTTGACATATTGGTACGCATAGTTCTACGAAGATCGTGTACAGACCAGTGCTCCAGATCAACACCTTTATGCCTCTTAAGCCATTGGAAAATGTTGTTTGGCATTGTGAGATGGGATGTCTCACCTAGCGGCCTTGTAGTCCCATCAATTGTAAACAAGTACTCAGAACCTTGGCTGAATTCCATTGCTTCAAGCAAGTAAGGTTTAATGTTTTCCGTAATTGGCCTTAAGATCGGCTTTTTACTCTTCTTCCCTGTTTTGTGATTTTCAGGAGGAACAGTCCATATCATCTCTTTTAAATCAAAATGAGATTTTTTAGCAAGCTTAAGCTCACCCACACGGCAGCCGTAGATAATCAAGAGTGTTAGAAACAGCTTATTTTTATAAGTCATCTTGGTTCGCTTTAGGGCATACCAAGTTAAATAGATTTCCTTGTCACTCAGCGCTCGTTCTTTTACGCCTTTTTCAATACGCAGGTCATGTTTGGCTGAAACATTCATTAGGTGATTGACTGAGATTAAACCGCGCTTCTGCCCCCACTTGAGGCACTGGTTTGCATTAATCAAAAGACGGGCAGAAATAGAAGGTGATTTCTTTGCTACATCCTCCAGTAATGAAAGCCACTGATATGCGCTTATATCATCACTATTCTGCTTTCCAATAGCTGGAAGCACGTATATCTCAAAAGAGCGCTTTATCTCATTATGACTAGATTTATTGGGTACACAGAATTTCTCATACCATTCATAAAACAAAGTCTCTAGTGTGTATGCATCTCTAATGCTCACCTTCTCTTTCAATCTTACCTGTTTTGGATCAAGCCCTTTTTCAAGTTCTGCTCTAAGACGATCTGATTCTAAGCGTGCATTTTTCAATGTTAAATTTGGATATGAGCCAAGATCTAGTCGATGCTGCTTGCCGTTATACCTGTAGCGTAGCTGAAAAACGATTTTACCTTTCGGAGTAATACGAACGCTCATAGCATCGCGATCGGCGAACTCTTCTATTTTTTCTCTATCTTTACCAAGTTGAGCTTTTAGCCAAGCCTCTGAAATCGCCAT